TCTCACTGAGAATCTATCTGAGATCACTTTGACCTCATTGATGAGCTTAACAGCTCCTTTGATTGTTAAATCTGACATTGTTTATATTTTATTTTAAATTGTTAATAACTTTATTTATCGAATACTATCTCATCCGGATAACACACATCAATGATTTTATCTGCTACCATGTTTGCATATTGAACTGCTAACTCATAATCTGGTTTAAAATGATCATCTGGATGTATATATTCCATGATATATTCCATTTTCTCCTTATCAAATAAGAAGGCACTCACTAATTGAGTGATGATTTGAGCTCTTGTCTCCATTGTATTATATTTTAGTTTGTTCTATAAATGTTCTATCTGTCACTGCCTTGGCATATAGGTGAGCCATTGCGGCCACAGTTGCATGATTTTCTAAGTACTCCTCTTCTAATCTTTGAGCTCCATTTGATAGCAGGCCGTTCAATGCCATCAATACAGCCTGCTGGTAAAATTCTTTTTTGTTCATTTTATTTATTATTTAGTTCATTAACATATTGAGCATAATATTCAGAGCATGCCCTTAATCTCTCTTTAATCTGTTCCTCAATGGCTAAGTCTCTCTCATATCTTAATACAGTCACCCTATGGTGAGCAGGTATGTGATTGACTTTATGAATTGATTTGTTATCCCAATCAGTGAGCAGAGTATCATCTGTATCATACATGGTGTACACTAACTCAAATGATGGCCTATCATACAGCCACATGTATGCTCTACCTTGCCACTCATAGTCTGAGTTCTCACCTTCGGATGGTGTTGCCGGGAAGGTCTCTAATGACCAGGAGCTCTTAATGTCAATGATTAGATCATCCATGAGTATGTCACAACACCCTGACATTAGCTCATTAGTTACTCTGATTGTGTTCTTACTGTATTTTTTAGTGAAACGAACCTCATTGAGTAAGTCAATACCATCCTGCTCCCAATCAGTTCCCTTGATCATTGGCTTAGTCTTAATGTCTGAGCTGTATCCAAAGAAATCCTGTTTTGCTATCTTACGTATCTCAGACTTAGCAGTCTCAGACAATAGCTCTGACTTACTCCTGGAGTTAGTCATGAGCTTACCTAATTGTGATGGCCTCCATTTCATAGTTGTGCCTCCTGTTCTTTGGTTAAATAAAACTTAGCTTTCAACTGATCAGTTGTGAACTCTCCTTTACTGATAGACTCAAGAGCAGCCTTGAAACGTGCATCTGACAATGACTCTTTTTTAGTCTCAGTTGGTTGCTCCTTAGATGCCTGTTGTCCATCATCATCCACTGCCTGCAATGAGAGAGCACTTTGAAGGGTGTAACGTCTGTAGTAAGTGATTGCACTACCCATTTGTTGTGGTGTGATACCTTGAGGTAAGTCCATACATGACTCGAGCATTGCACCTGAGTCAATATCTACTATCTGAGTACACACACTGTTACCTTGGATAGGTTGAATAAGTAGCAAGCCATTCTCTAAGAGCACAGGCTCAACAGTGCTAAGGATAGCATTAAGGTCAGCATACTTTGAGTGATGACTCATAGCGTTCTTAGTTACCTTACCAATGGCTAACTTTGCCCGGTGTAGTTTTTGGTGTAGAGTGAGTGTGTTACTCAACTCATTTAGCTCCTTGATTTTCTCAGTAGCTGTTTTGATTTCTTTTGTCATAAAGTGGTTATTATTATTTTCTACAAAGATAAGTGATTTTTGCATATTCACAAATAAAAGTTATTAACATGTGATTGTTATTAACCTCTTGATATCTCTTTGAGGATAACATACAAGGCTATTAATATGCTTATTATTGACAGTGTAATTTTGATTGCTATCATGGTTTTATTCTTTGATTATTAATTCCTCTCCAGTGAGTGCAAAGTATAAGTTTTGGAGCTGGTGAACGTACTTAATTACATCACCCCATTGATTACAGTCTTTATATTCATTTCTACCATAATCTGTATCATGATATTCAATCCTCCACATGCAATTATCCTCACCTGTTGCGTAATATTCAAAATAAAATATTGCATAACGTGACTTACCTCTCATCCATCTTTTATCCTTGTTTTTCTCAAATCCAAACTTTTCTAACCAATTTGTAGTTAATGGTATTGGAGTGCATCCTAATAAGTGATAAAAATCACCGTCAAATTGTTTTACATGACCTTTCTCAATAAACCAATTTCCTATCCTTAATTCAATTTCTTTCATATCTAATCTGTTTCATTATTAATACCCTTGACCGGGTGTTTATATTTCTTTCTAAGATGTTTCAATTTTACTTTGAACTTTGGCATCTGGAGTTTTATTCTCATAGTAGTTCTATTTCTTTTTTGACTTCCTTCCAATAATCATTATTAATATAATCATCCATGGTTGCTTCAAGTATCTGGTCCACTGCAATCAATGCTATTTGTTTAGCAGTATCGTAATAAACAATTTCATTTGGTGGTAGGCATCCATTACGATCAAATGGATTCTTAAACTTTTTAAAAAGTTCTAATGCTGTATCTTTTGGACTCATAAACTCTGAATAAATTTATCATACCATACCACAAAACTATCAAAGTCTCTAACAATAATATAAACCCCACCTGCATTCTCAATAGCTTGTTGATACTGTTTTTGTGCTTCACTTTGTTTATCCTTTTGCTTAATCTCAATCTTAACTGACCGCCCTCTGATTGTGGCAGATATATCTGCAGTTCCTTTGGTTGACTGTCCAGGTGTCCATTTGCCCGGTAACTGTTTTGTGTGAGCCATCATACCGGAGCCAACTGCTATCTTAGCTCCTTCCCTGTACTGACCTTGTGATGAGATACGTTCTGCTTGACCTCCCATGAACTGTATCCATGCAATGACACATTTTGTCAAGGCATTGGCAGAGTTATCATTCCATTCTGTTTTAGGGATATAAGCCTCTGGCATGTTTGGGTATTTCAGTTTCAAGCTCTCCATCATGAGTGCATTGAGTTTGTCTTTGTTAAATCGTTTCATATTAAAAAGGTGTTTCATTTATAGGTGTTACATTATCCCAAACATCTGCAGGTTTGGTTGGCTTAGTATCTGACTCAATCATAAACCATCGAGATCCATTGGTATTACCTTCACTGTATTTTTTACCATAGAACTCACAGTATCTTTTAATCCATTGAGTAAATCTCTTTTGTTTGAGCCACTGTTTATAGTCTTTATTATCATCAATAAACCTATCAAATACATAATTCTTACTCAATTGATATCCTTCATTGATGCAATCAGTTTCTTTAATCCATTCAAGAAAATCTAATGAAGTATCATTTATTAGTTTTCTATTTTCTAAATTATTGTGATTAAATTCTACAAGTCCATTCTCAAGATAATATTGTAAACAGTTTATCATGAAATGGTCAAATCGAGCCCATTCCTCTGTATCCCAATCATCAAATAACATGTGATCAAAGTAATCTAATGGTGAGTTATTAGCATTAAAATAAGAGCTCATTTCTACCTCAAATTTTCTACGTTCAAATGATCCACCAACTCCCTGAATAGTGTAATTAGTTGTGATTATAATCTTAGGTGATTTTTGTACCGGTAACTTAATGGCATCTTGACCTTTGTACTCCAATGTAATACCCTCTGTTATCAATGAGAATAGATTTTCAAAGTTAAAGTTCTTTTTAACGTCATCAAATACCAACAATTGAGTGTCAACTGGAACTGATTGATAAGGGAATGACTTACTAAATTCAAATGTTTTACCATCTATTGATGATACTTTTTTAATATGACTCAATGCATTCCAAAATAATGACTTTCCAGAACCTCCATTTGGATTATCTGAGATAGTCTCATCATTGAAAATTATAGCTTTATTATTTGCAGATGTCTTAAATGAGTGCATTAAATAACCAATTACTGACTTTAATGAATTGTATCTATTAGTATTTTGTCCAGAACATAACCAAATGAAAGTCCTATATTCAGACTCATGATGATCAGCATTAATAAACTCTCTATCAATAACCTGTTTTTTCCATACAAATCCATTTAATTCATCATAATCAAATACTTCATATCTATTGTTGTAAACTTTAATTGCGTTATTTTTATAATAAATCCATGAAAAATCTTTACCATCATCTTCAACAGTGAATTGAGCAGTGTCAAGCATTGATAAATAAGCAGGTGTAAATGTCCTTGTTGATGCAGCCAGTAAATCATAAACATCAAAATTAAGATTATCCATTTGCTGTTTTAGAACGTAATCTTTAATGTTGTATTCAGATACCTCATCAACAAAATTATCATCTTTTTTTATGAATGTAAATGTCTTTGAGTTAGCTATTGGATAATGCTTATAAAAAGTATTGTGTTCTAAATAAAATTTTAACCTGTGAGGGGAAATTTTCAGTTTGCCTTTATCATCAAATGACCAAAATACTTTTAAATCAATTCCAGCCTTGGCAGTGTCAATCTCTTTTTTTATATCATCCTTTTCTCTATCTGGGAACTTTTCAAATATTTCAGTGTCAGACTTGCCAATTTTGACCATGCCAATAATAGCATCCTTTGACTCTTTATCTTCAAATTTCTGCGTTCCAAAGTTTGATTTGTTTTTATAGGCACTTGCAATTATTTTTTTAATCTCATCTTCATCAAAATCTTTCTCTTGATTAGGCAGTAAATAATTTTCACATGTCAATTGAGACACTCCAAAATCATTGAATGCAGCTGCTAATTTAAAAAATGAGTTATTTCTTTGTGATGCGTTATAATGTTTTTTAAACCATATCATCAACCTATTAGCAATCTCATCTTGATCCTGTAATGGAATGTTTGTTGCTGTGCCAAGTTTTGAAAAGTCCAATTTCTTTTCATCCTCCACAAAATCTGTAAACTCATTTGAGTCATAGTTTATATAAATCTCTGGATCATAAGACTCAAAACATAATCTTGAAATATCTTGACCACTTGTATCAATTACATTATCTCCAAACTCATCATTTACCCACAAAAAATGTTTGTAAATAGCTTTGTATCTCTTATTGTAATCATCATTATCAATAACAACAGGTATTTTTACCAATGCTTTTAAACCATTACCACTTGGACTTATCCAAATAGAAAAAATATAGGTGTCTTTTGATAGTTTTTCTTTAAGCAATAGTAACTCATCATAAGTTTTTATCTTATCGAAGTCAATAATTGCTAATCCTGAGCCTTGTTTTAATCCATTCTTTGCTCTCCTGGTGAAAGTTCCACAAAAAGTAACTGCAGGTAAATCACCTTTTAATTTTTTTCTTTTTTCCTCATCCAGTTCAGCTCTAAGTAATTGAATTTTGTCTTTAACTTGACCAAATTTTATGCGTTCTAAATAAAATAAAACATCTTTTGATCTACCAACTGGAATAACTGACTGCTTATCTTTGAAATAATCTACTTTCATATTTCTTTTTCAGTTATGGTTATAACAAAATGCTCAATTTGATATTCATTTAGAAAATTCCATGCACTTTCTAATAAACTCTGTTCATTTTTAGGTGGAATTTCATACCAATAAACTGATAAACAACCTTTGTGATCATGTAATTTGAATATCTTTTTATCTAATTGGTAATTAGAATAATACTCAATCATTTTTTTAAGGAGTTGCAACCTTTCATCATTGTAATCCGTTCCCGAACCACACGTTCTTACTGTTATCATAAGCTTTTTTTAAATTAAAAACCTCTTAAATCCTTTGGGGCTTCACATCCAAATTCATTAAGAGGTCTTAATAACTTCCTTAGTTCTATAACGTGAAGCCGAACTGTCCACAAATATAACAATAATTTCAATACAAAACATCAATCAATACATTTTTTTAAATGTGTACTCAAAACGTACTTAAATGTGTACTGTATAATTTATTTAAAATCAATTAGTTAGAATCAATAGTACACTTAGTACACTTTTTTTGGCGTTTTTTATGGGGTGTGGTATTTTAAAAATAAATTTCAAAACAATAAATAAAAATTATAAATTGAAAAATACATACTATATAGAGAGATTAAATGTGTACTGTACTGAAAAAAAAATCCCCTGAGCTCGTTTGCAAAGGGGATCTTTTCGTAAGTATAATAATAATAATCAAATATGACTCTCCAAATTTAGTTCTTTATAAAGATTATTTCTCAATCTAAACTTAATTTTTTTCAACACTGGGAT